AAAATATCTGTGGCACTGTCAATGTTATCCAAATAGAATTTTATCAGTTGGTTAAATTAAAAGTGGATAACTCAATTGACTAGCGTAATGTAGGGTATATAATTTAAGCACAATTGAATACAAGCAAGAGGCACCTGCTTTTGAGGTGTCTTTTTTTATGAAAAAACTACTTTGCCAATTTGGGGCCAAAAATCCTAATTGTGAAATAACTCTAAAAGATTCAGACGAACGATACCGGATTCACGGAAACATCTGTCCTAAATGTATTTCATTCATTTCAAGCCACCGAGGAAGAAACAAACCATTTGATTTTGAGGAATTTATTTTTGACGTAGAATTTAATCTTTTGAAAAATGGATAAGTCATCAAAAATAGCTCTGGTAATGTGGACATTGATTCCGGTTATTTTAATCGCCAGTATTTGGTATTTGATGACTGATGGTTCTGAGTTAAAACCCGCGCCAGAATCAAAGATTGAATTTCCTCAACCCGTTTATACTCCGCCAGCTTTTAACGGTAGCGGGGATAAGGGGTAGGATTGGTAAGTTTATTATTTATTAAAAAAATATGGCAAGAAAAACTGAGACTAAATTGCACGGTGATGCTCGTAAAGTAATTCTTCGTGGTGTGAATGCTATTAGCGACCCAGTTCGTGTAACACTTGGGCCGGAGGGAGCCGGAGTTCTTTTAGACCGTTCATTCAACCGTGGTTCAAGAATAACCAATGATGGTGTTACAGTTGCAAAAAACATTCAACCTAAAGGCGAGTTTGAGAATCTCGTAGCAACCGCTTTCAAAGAAGGCGCGAGTAAAACAGGTGAAAAGGTAGGTGATGGCACTACGTCAACGATAGTAATTTCCGCTAAACTTATCAATGACGCTTTATCAAAAGTAAGTGATACAAGTGTTCAAATTACGGGGCTTGATTCACAAAACACGGGTGTAAATTCACTTCGCAAACATATCATTGCGGCGGTTCCTAAAATCAAAGAAGCAATCAAGGAAAAAACCAAAAAGATAAAGACAATTAAGGAGTTAGAAGATGTAATTGACGTTTCTTTGGCTGGTAATCGCGAAGTGGCCAAGACACTTTCCGAGATGATTTGGAAGACTGGAACTGAAGGATTTATTTCCCTTACAGACGGATTCAAAGGTGGATTAGAGACTGAAGTGATTGAGGGTGCTAGATTCCCAATGAAGATAGCTGCGCCGGTATTTCTTAATCACGCTGACCGTTATGAAATGGTTGCCGAAGACATTGAAGTTTTGGTAACAAATTACAAAATTGACACGCTCGTTGATTTTGCTTCTTTTTGGAATACATTAAACCCCGGACAAATGAAAGTGAGTAAGTTGATTGTCTTTGCGCCGAATTTCTCTGATGAAGTCTTAATCCAAATGGTGAAGTTAATTGCCCCGCAACCAATCCCCGGTGGTGGCACAAGACCTTCTGGAATACAGATTTTCCCAATTAAATGTCCGTCTTTAGGTTCTGAAGACTTAACGCCTCATAATTTCCAAGACCTTGCTGATTTTTGTGATGCTAAATTTATTGATAAAAACAAAGGAGACAAACTAAAAGATATTAAAAGTTTTGATTTGGGATTTGTAGAAAAATGCACTGTGAAAAGTGTTGAAGATAGGGAAGACGCCGTCTTGCTCGGTGGTAGGGGTGCTAAAGGCGAAAAGACCAAAAAGCGAATTGCTGATTTGAAATCCCGATTGGAGCTTACTAAAATGCCGGAACATAAAGCTCTTATCCAAAAAAGAATTGCGTCAATGGCCTCTGCTGGTGGCCTAATACGAGTAGGAGCCGCAACGGAAGCCGAAGCATTACCGCTTAAACACAAGATTGAAGACGCTGTATTTGCAGGCCAAGCGGCACTGAAATATGGATATGTAAAAGGTGGAGGTCTTTGCTTAAAGGAGATAGCAAATGAATTATTCAAAGATGACTTACTTATTTACGACGCTCTTTGCTCTCCTTACAATCAGATTCAAGAAAATTGCGGGACTGAATTGAAAATAGGTAAGGAAATTATTGACCCTGCTCGTGTGGTAGAATTGGAGGTGGAACACGGCTTTGGAGTTGCTGCTAATATCATTACCATAAAGGCGATAGTTCCTGAATTTGACGAACACGACCCTCGTATGGGGTATGAAGTGATTGCTAATGCTCTTGACCGTTACACGCTTTATTGGGCAAAGGATAAGGGAATGGTAAAGTCCGGAATTGACGAAGGCACGGCCGAAGCTTTACAAAAACGGGAAGCCGCTATGGCAAAAGAAAATGACTAAATATGAACATATTGTTTTGGGATATAATAATAAATACTACAAATGTGTAGACGAGGAAAAAGGAATCTATAAAAGACTTACCATTTTAGAAAGAATCAAGTTTTTTCTTAGCCCTGAAATTGACCCACAAAAATCATTAAAAAAAGTGGCTGACTAATAGTTTGATTTATGATATAATTCTCAATTATAAATAATTAAACAATAAAATGGCGGCTAGCAGAATGTCAAAGGCAATAATTTACGCCAAAAAAGGTATTCACCCAATGATTGCAAGAATGGCGAAAGGTATTTCTTCAATGAAAAAGAAATACGATGCCGCATTTACCGCAGGTGAACAGAGACGCCCGAATGTAATGAAACTTAAAGCGATGATGAAAGACGGTTATAGGCCGTAAAAAATATGGGAAGTTTTGAACGAGACAATTTCCAGTGTGTATTTGGAGGTAAAGAACACAGTAATGATTTGAGAGCAGACCATATCAAACCCTTTGCTCTTTATCCCGAATTAAGATTTGAAATTGATAACGGAAGAACATTATGTGAAAGTTGTCATAGAAAAACTGATACTTTTGGTTCAAAAACAAAATCATGAAAATAACTATAAAGAAATTCATAAAATAAAAAGAGATGGGAAGACCAACTAAAAAAGCAGTTAAACTATAAAATGGCTAAAGGAGTATCAAAAAAACTAATAGAAAATCCCATTGCCTACACTATTGAAGATAAAGTTTTTGGCAAACTTGACGTGCTTAATACAGAAAATGCTTGGTGGAAGGAAAGGGCAAAAGTTGAGAATTTAATTGCCGTGTGTAAAATTGACGCTTCTGTTGAAGAATGTTGTAGTTATGCAGGTATTTCCAATGACCAATATAAATATTTTTACGAGAAGCATCCTTACTTTTCCACTATAAAAGAGCTTTGTAATCAGTTACCAAATATTAAAGCCCGTCAAACCGCTGTTACAAAGCTTGGTGAAAGCTACCAAAATGCTATGGACTATCTCAAGAGAAAAAAGAAGTTGGAGTTTGGGGATTCTGCTGATATTACAAGTGGTCACGAACCAATAAACTTTGGATGGTTAAAGAAATAATAATTCCATATAGTCCTCGTGATTATTTTATTCCTTTTCACGAATCTAAAAAACGTTGGGCAGTAATTGTCGCTCACAGGCGTTCAGGTAAATCAACTGCTTGTTTCAATCATTTACAAAGAGATGCTTTGACTGTAAAGGAATCGCGCTATGCTTTTATTCTCCCGACATATAAACAAGCCAAGAATGTGATTTGGGATTTAGCAAAGTTTTATTCTAACGTAATTCCTAATGTTGAATACAATGAAGCGGAACTCACTATCAAATATCCCAACGGTAGCCGTATTACATTATACGGCGCGGATAATCCAGACTCCCTCCGTGGTATCGGACTTTGGGGTGTGGTCTTTGATGAATACAGCCAACAACCTTCCAATATCTTTTCTGAAATTATTAGACCAGCCCTTGCCGACCACACGGGTTACGCCATCTGGATTGGGACGCCAAAAGGTAAAAACTCGTTCTGGAAAATTTTCCAGGGTTATGACGAAGAAGGTAACAAAATAGAGAACTTTGACAAAGATTGGTATGTTTCGCACTTAACTGTAAGTGATACCAAAATAATTTCAGACGCTGAACTGGTCGACGCAAGGCAGACAATGACTGCTGACGAGTATGAGCAAGAGTTTATGTGTTCTTTTGAAGCGGCGATTAAGGGTGCTTATTACTCAAAGGAAATGCTAAAAGCTCGCCAAGACAAGCGAATTACAAATGTTCCTTATGATAAAGCATTACCGATTGACACTTGGTGGGATTTGGGAATCGGGGACGCGACAGCAATTTTGTTTATGCAAAATGATGGAGTTAATTGGAGATTGATTGATTCATATCAAGCCACAGGTGAAGGACTTTCCCATTATGTAACTGTTTTACAAGAGCGAGCGAATAAAAATGGTTATGTTTACCGGTATCATTACGCACCCCACGATATTGAAGTGAGAGAATTAGGAAGTGGAAAATCAAGAATTGAATTTGCTTCCGAACTTGGAATTAAGTTCTTGGTTGCGCCAAATTTAAGTATTGAGGACGGAATAAACGCCGCAAGATTAAGGTTTAGCACTCTGTGGATTGATGAGGAAAATAACCAAGAATTTATACACTGCATTTTACTTTATCGTAAGGAATGGGACGACAAGAAGGGAGAGTTTAGGAGTAAACCTTTGCACGATTTTACTTCACACTTTGCTGATGCTTTAAGATATTGGGCGGTAACAAAGTTAAAAAGTGGTGATGGTGTTTCAGTATTTATTCCTCAATGGAAAGGATATAATAAGAACTAATGGTAAAACCTAAAATCAAACCAATCGGAGAAGCACCCAATCTCCAAATACTTAAGGACACTTTTGGTGTTTCAGAACAGGACACAATAATTAGTTATGGCGATGCCGTTTATTGCCCTGCAGATGGAATGTCCAGTGATTTACTTGTCCACGAATTAAAACATTGTGAACGACAAGGGTGGACAGAAAACTCCGCTCGCCGGTGGTGGGAGAGATATATGGAATCCAAAGACTTTAGATTGGAGGAGGAGCGAATTGCTTATCAAGCGCAATACAATTTCTGCAAAACAGTTTATAGTGATAGAAATAAGTTAAACGCAATTCGTATTGCTTTGGCAAAAGAACTTGCTTCTCCCCGTTATGGCAATCTTGTAACACAAAGTGAAGCGTTAGAACTAATACAAAAATAATGCTTGACTTTTGTTTTTATGGTATAATGGTTTAGTTAGTTACAATTCAATATCAAAAAGTGCTGTCCGGCGAAACACTTAAAACTTTGTCGGTAAAATAAACAACTTCATTTTAGGAATTAGTGCGAAAGCTGGGAAAACAAGTTTAGCGTTTCTTGCCCAGCCATCTGACTAATTCCGAATCTGATTAAGAAGCGGTATCCTAATTAGGTAAACGAGCTTCAAAGATATTGTTACAGATTGTTGCCAGCGTTCTGGCAGGCAAATTACTTCTTTCAGAGGTAAAAAACGCTTGCTTGTCAGAACGTTGATAAGAATTTATAACAACAAAAAATAAAAACATTTTCGTGATAAGCGACTATCTTGACAAAAAGTCTATCTCTCTCTACCAACCTTCCGGCCCAGAGCAGGAGTTAATTAAATATGCTCAAGAGAATTATGAGATTGGAAACCAAGTTCTAACGCAAGCTTATCCCGAACTTAATAATCGCTCCCTAAAAGACGATGAGCAAAACGGTAAGAAGATTTGGAATGCTTATGTGGATGAATCTTCAACCGACCCCAAAGAAGCGTGGAAATGGAAAGGCACGCGCTCTGAAGCCCGCAAACGTGGTGTCGCAATGCACGCTCAACTTACTGCGGGTTTTCTTTATGCCGGAATCTCCGCACAGGATGATGATAACAAAGAGGATAGAGCGGCTGGAGACTTTATGCGAGGACTTGTGGAGTGGTTGGCGGAGAACTCTGATTACGGTTCTTCGTTTATTCAAGTATCAATGGCAATGATGATGAACCCCGTTACATATCTCGGCGCAGAATGGGCGGAAGTAATGCAGAATATTAAGGAAAAGACTGAAAAGGGTTACAGAACGAAAGAGGTGTTGGACGAAGAGCTTTCCGGCTTTCGCGCCCCTGTTTATGGTGCAACCGATGTGATGATAACCAATGCCTATTTATCTCCTTTCAATTTTCAAAGACAGAATTGCATTATTAAAAACAAATATCTTGACTATTCGGATGCCAAAAAGAAATATGGCAAACATCCTAACTGGGACTATGTGCAAAAAGGCAACACTGCAGTATTCAATGGCGAAGACGGTTTATTCTACGATGTATTTGATTCCGAAAATCCCAATTATGTAAAAGAAACTATATTTAGTTGGCGTGCAGATGACACGGAGATTCCGTATCTCGGAGGAGTGTATATGGGTTCGGAGAATACTGAGTGGAATCCTGTTAAACACAGGGACTTAAAGAATCAACCAAAATACAATATCGTTCCATTTGGCTATTCTTTAATCTCCGAACACTTTGCTTTCTATAAATCTCTAATGAATACGCTTCAATGGGAAGATTCTTTCTATGATGAGTTCTCAAGAAATGTGTTGAACAGGGAAATAATTGATTTGTTGCCTCCTACAGTTTCAACGGGTGATGAGGATAATGCCGTAAACACTTCGGTAATCTTCCCCGGCGCGCATATAAGCGCAAAGAGCAAAGATTTTGATGTTCGCGCCATTCTTCCTCCTAAAACTGGCAACGCTTACGCCGCGCTTTCTGAAATTAAGAAATCAATTGAAGACTCGTCAATTTCCGATACTCAATCTGGACAGTTGCCTGAAGCGTCTCAAAAAGCTACGGCAATCGTGCAGTCTACGCAATCCAGCAGAACTATAATCAAAGGCACTGGGAAAGTATTGGGACAGTCAATTACTGCTTATACTCGTTTGATGGTTGATATTGCTGTTCGCAATCTTTCTATTCCGCAAATAACTGAAATTACAGGTGGTGGAATGAAAGAAAAGTATCGCCAGTTTGTTTTGCCTAATCGTATGACTAAAGGTAAAAGAATGGGGAAGGTGTTGAGATTCCAAGAAGGTTTTGTGGGAACTGAAATGACTGATAAGGAGAAGGACAATTACGCTTTGAAACTAGCCGAAGAATCAGGTTACCCCGAACAGAAGTCGGATATTATTGAAATGAATCCCGAAATGGCCGCACGAATGAAATATCTTATTTCTTTTGACCCTGAAGAAATGTTCATTCAAAACCAACAGCAAATGCAGATTATGTTGCAGAATATGTATGGACAACTTAGAGCTGATCCATTGATTGACGCTGAAGCATTCCTTCGTGAGTATATGTATGCTTTCTTTAGAAGTAAGGGTGATGACTTTGTCCTTAAAACTCCTCCTATGCAAAATCCTGCAATACAAGGGGCTAATCCCGCTTTGCCTGCTAAAATGCCTTCGCCTGTTGCCACACCACTAGGAGTTTAGGTATAATTGGTCGTAATTATTAGACAACTATTAAACAAAAAACAATGGACGCAGAAATTAAATCATTTACAGATAAAGTGCTAGCCGATACGGGATTTTTTATGGTCAATCCGGTTAAGGTTACTCGTGCTGTTTTTGGACTTGATACATCAAGCGGTAAAGTTGGCGGTGTCGGCGAGAATGCGGATTCCAAAACTATTCTTGCTGAATACGACAAGCTTGGTGGTTACATCACAAAAAATGCTTACAAAGTAAAACCTCGGACTTTCTTTGATATTAAGGCCGCAAGACGCAATCAATTGGTTGTGATTGAAAAACCCGTTATCACTTTGCTTATTAAAGTAAATGGAGTTGTTGTAGAACAAGTTGAAGGTGAACCTGAAACTTTGGAAGTTCAAATCGCAAAGAAGCAAATCACAGAAGAGGTAAAAGAAAAAAAGGTCAAGAAAGGTAAAAAAGTAAAAGATGAAGAATAGTCTCGCAAAACTTGCCTTGTGGTGTCTGCTCAAAGCAGATGAGAATACCAAGAAGATAATTCTGCAAGAGGCGATTAAGAAGTTATTTTGCACGATTGACGCTGACGATGTTCTCAAAGAAAATCTTGACGGCACTATAAACTTTGACGGCAAAATACTTGATTCGTCTTTTCGCAAGGAATTAAGGACTCAAGCCGAAACGATTGATAAGATGTTTTTGTGGAAGATTCTACGCAAGGATATTGAGTATCAGCTCCGTAGGAAAATGTTTGAGGAAGCCAGAGTTGATGGAGATATGGTTTGGGGACAACTTACAACTTGGCTCTACGATGTTATGAAAACAAGGATTGATAGATTTAGAAAGTAATTATTAGTTAATTGTAAATCTATGGCCGAAGAAGAAAAGGCGGTGGAAGAAACAACAGAGGATACAACTCCGACTGTTGAGTAATTTGTAAATTTATTAACGCAGTGGGCAAGCACTGGTTGGGCGACTGGATTGGTTGCCTCTTGACTTGCCTCAGGAGACAACCTATTAAGCCGCTCAATGCGGTTTTTTGTCGCTTGGAGTAATTCCAAGTAGTTACAAGGTCTAAACTTGATGGCTTTTGATAGAGCCTTAAATCTATGGAAATAGAAAAAAAGGTAGAGGAATCTACCGAAGAAACCAAAGTGGAGGGTGAAACCGAAACAGAGGAAAGTTCTTCACAAAACGATACGGAATTAGATGAAGCTATTAAGGAGGAAAAGACCAAAGCTAAAGCTGAGGAACGCTTTGAGGAAAAAAAGAGGGAGCAAGCCGAAGAAGATGATTCTGAGGAAAAACCTCTTACTCGTAAGGAAATGGCTAAACTGCTTGCTGACCGTGATAGCCAAACACGGAAGGAACTTCTTGAGGAAAAAGCTATTGACTATGCAAAGTCATTAACTGAATCTCCGAAAGAAGCAGAGTTAATCCTCGCTGTCTGGAGAAACCCCAATAGACGATTTGCTGGGGGATTGAAAGAACAGTTAGAGGAAGCTCAAGCAATTGCTACTTCAAAGAGACTTAAAGCTAAAAACGAAGAATTGAAACGCGCTCTTTTAAGCAAAGATTCTACTCTCACAACAGGTGAGAATGGCCAAAAGAAGCCTGAAACTACTATTCCTAAATTGAACTCAGTGGATAAAACTGTTGTTCAGGGAATGGTTTGGGACAATTCTAAACAGGCCTACAGAAAAACTATTGCAGGAGGACGCAAACTATTCTTTGTTTCAAAAGACTTACGCAAGCGTTGGACTGAAGACGCTCCAAAGAAATAGTATCTAAAACAGTATCGTTACTTATTAGTAACATACTGACAATGAGTTCAACAAGAATTGATATTTCAGTAATTGGTTCATCGGTTGTTCAAAAACATCGTGTCGCCGCAAGCGCTACGAGATTTTATGTTGGAGAGCCGATTAACTTTGCTGGAACATATACGTCCGGTGTAGCGAGCGTCAATACTGTCGTGGTTCTTACTGATGGAAAGCCGGTAATCGGAACCGATTCCTTTGTGGGTGTAGCTTCACAGGACGCGCCTGTAGGCACTGACACCACCGTTGATGCGGATTGGGTAGATGTGATTGAGGTTATCCCGAACTTTACTCGTATGCGTTCAAAGGCGAAAACCACAGCCAACTGTGATTCGCTTTCTGAACTCGTTGCGTTGCTTTGGGATTTGGTATTGTTTGATTTGACGTCAACTGTTTATACGATTGATGAAACTGCGGCGGCCGATACTTCGGGACTTACGATAAAAGGTGGAATCTATGAACAGGGAATGATTGATGTAACGGTAGATCCTAGAGCGATGCGTGCAGATATTAGCTAATCCTCAATAATATGAGTTCAAATACAATAGATATTGATGTGATTGGCGTATCAGCAGTTGCGCGACATCGGGTTGCGGCTTCGGCCACAAGATTTTATCCGGGCGAGCCGGTAAACCTTGCGGCTATGACCTATGCTTCTGGTGCTTCCGATGTGAACACAATCACACAAGCGGCTGATGCAACTCCTGTGATTATTGCCGATTCTGACGGTGATGATGCTCAATTCGTGGGTATTGCCGCACAAAGAGCAGAAGTTAATAACGCAGGAACTGTAATAGCCAGTTATGCGGATGTTACAGAGATAATCCCCGAATTTACTCGTCTTCGCGGTAAGGGAACCACTTTTGCAAGTGTAGATACGCTTTCAGAATTGATTGCTTATCTTTGGGATTACACTCTTTGGAATTTAGCGTCAGGGCTTTTCACTATTGATACTTCAACTGACCCTGTTGATACTTCGGGACTTAGAATCCGAGGTGGAGATTATGAAAGGGGTTTGCTTGATGTAACTGTAGATGCAAGAGCTATGAGAGTAGATATTACTTAAATTTATTAGTTTAACAAATTACTTAAATGGGATTATTAACTGGCGGATTTACAGCAAATTTGTCTCCCGATGCTTGCCAAACATCAATTGATGAAGCGTTGTATGAAGCCGTAGAACGACCTCTTTCCCCGTCTTATGTAGGCGTAGACAGTCCGATATTTTTCCGAACATCGCCGATTGACACGATTGCCTATATCTATGACGAGGATTCAAATGTCGGTGGCTTCTTGGAGACTTCAGAACAGGAGGAAATTAAGTCTGAAAATACTTTTATCGGCAACCAAAAGACCGTCCGCGTCAAAAAGTGGATGAAGTCTATTCCGGTTTCCGTAGAAGCGTTTAAGACTGACCAAGTTGGAAAGAGAGAGCAAATTGGCTCGCAGATTGGAACTCGTATGAGGATTACCAAAGACCGAACTGCTATCGTGCGTGTTTATGGCGATGCGGCAGACGGCACTTACTTCACGACCCCCGACGGCGATGCTTTGGCTTCAGCTTCTCACACAGCCCTTAAAAATGGCGATAATGTGGATAATTTGAACACCGGAGCTTTGACACCGGATACTCTTTGGACGGCTTTCGTTGATTTGACGACTCAGCCCGGCCAAGACGGTGAAATTTCGGGTATTCACTCACCGCGCGGTTTGCTTACCTGCACTTCGCAGTATAAGCACTTGAAGGAAATTCTTAATTCTGACCTTATCGCTGATGGAGGTGAAAACAATCTTAACATCTTTGAAACCGATTACGGACGTGTGTCAATCGGACAATCGCTTTACCTTAACTCCGCGTGGGATGCAGGAACTTACAAAGCGACTGGTGTGAGTATTGTTTCGGATTACCATCACCTTTACCGGAAAGTTTTGTCGGAAATTGACAACTCGTTGATTCCGCCGGAAAACTCACGAACAGATACTTGGGAGTATCGTTCTCGGTATCTTGAAGTGGCGTTTCCTGCTACTTGGGAAGGTTTCTTTTATCTCGCTGGTGCTTGATTATTATCGTTAATCGCAATCAAACTATATGAACTTCAAAATTGTGTATGGTGGGATACTGATTGCGATAGTAATCGCAGTCGGTGGATATGTTTTTCCTCAGGTAAAGCAAGTGGCAATAGAGCTAGGCAGTGGAACTCGTTTTCAGCACGGAATTAGTATCGGAACAGCTACGGCTCCCGCGGCTAATGGAATGAAAATTGGAGACAACGGTTCGGAATTTACCGAATTGAAGATGTTTTCTTGCACTTCAATCATTGGTGCCAACACTGCGCAAGTTGCTTCCACAACCGCGCCGTATGACTGTGCAGTTACAGGTGTAGCTTCAGGCGATTTAGTGTTCGCTATGATGTCTACTTCTTCGCCTTATTCTTCTGCGGTCGCAGATGTCTTTATTGGACTTCCGTTCCATCTGGTTGGTGCAAAAGCCTCCACTACAGCGGGCTACGTAACCTTGATGTGGGAGAACGATATGGGTAGAACTGGGACGCTTGGTGCTACTGGCGGTGTCGCTTCAACGACAAACATTCTCTACGGAGATATTTAGCGTTTGCTTCTTATCCCGCCTTACTTGTGATAGGGCGGGAGATAGAGGCAAATGCCTTATTAAAAACTTATTTATTAAAATGAAATCATTGAAAATTACACTTGGCACACTTGTAGGATTGGTCGCCATCGCACTTGGCGCTTTCTACTATTCTTCTAACCCGTTTTTAGCAAGGGCGAATCCGGGGTTCTACTCTTATTCTCCCTGTTATACTGATGGGCTTTCTTCTTCAACTAGCACCGTGAATTGGATGTCGCAAGGCAGAGCGACCAGCACAATAGGAAATTCTACACTTTGTGATACTACGGCAGGTAATAACACTGTTCCAAAAACTCTTAATCTGACAATTCAGCACGCGGCTTCATCTTCACCGCAGAGTATCGTGAATATTTATGTTCAGACTTCAATGGACGGCAAACAGTGGAGTCAAGAAGTTTACAAAACATTTACGAGTGCTACTGCGACAACTTCGCGTGAGTTTATAAACCCCGGATTCTATCGGACATACCAACAGGTAGCCACTTCAACTGACGTTTTGTCAGGAAATTCTAGTGCAACGACAACGGTTACAATTCAAATTCCTAACCCCGATAGAGCTAGGTATTTCAAAGTGTTATTTACTGTTCCCGTTTCTTCCCAACCATCTAACATTTGGGCGGAACTTAGACCAGTTAAAGAAACTAACTAATGAGCGTAACAATTCAACAACTGAAAAATACTCTGACTGGTATGAACCGAGGTGCAAGCCTTGATGATGTTGTGAACCTTTATGAATTGTTTGAACGAGTTGGAAATACTTTACTTGGATATAGCGATCCGATTGAAACGATACGAAACCAGCAACTTTCACAATTTGTTCACGATGACTTACAAAAATATTCTTTACCTTCTGACTACAAAAAGGTAATTGATATTGCTAATGTGGAAGACAGGCAAGCGTCTGACCGTGCATTTAGAGTTCCGTCAGAGTCTTTTAGCGCTGAATTAAACATAAGAAACAAACAGATTACTGTAGAGGCAAACGAAGGAGTGAAGTTCATAAACATCAATTGGAAAGACAGATGTGCGAGAACACTCCACACAATGGATTCGCTTACTTCTAACGGGACCATTTCCGCAGTTGGAACGGCAACAGGACTCAAAGCGAATTCGCAGTATAAGTTATCGGGTTCGGCCTCTATTGAGTTTGATGTCGTAGCGTCTGATGATGGAATTCAGAATACGACTATGACTGCTTTGGACTTGACTGACGAAGATGAAATGGCCGACTTTATTATCCCCGTATATCTTGGCTCTGTTACAAACCTTACATCTCTTACCTTTATATTCGGTAATGACTTAACTGCTAACTACTGGACGACTGTTGCGCAGACGACTCAAGCTGATGGAACGGCTTTCAGAGTGGGTTGGAACTTTATTCTCTGTCCGTGGGCTACGGCTACAAAAACGGGGACTGTTACAGCAACAACGATAGATTCGTTCAAACTAACCGTTCAGGCTACAGGTGCAATCTCAAACATCCGAGTGGATAATATTTTGGTATCAATGGGACGACCTTTTGACCTAAAATACTACTCACAATACATCTTTAAGAATCTTGCAGGAACTTGGATTTCAATTCCCACTGTTGACACTGACTCGTGCGTTCTTTCGGGTGTTATTCTCCAAGCATATATTCTTGAATGTTTAATCGCTATCAATCAGCAATTGCGAACGAATCCCGCTGACTATAATTACGCAAAGATTGAACTCAAAAATCTGTATGCGCAGAATCGTTCCGAGTTTCCTTCTATGAGCAAGCGAATGGTTGAAACTTATTGGAATATAAGACCTTTTAGACGATAAAGACAATGAGTGATTTTACTTTGATTACAGGTTGTAAGGGATATGTCAGTAAACCCGACCCGACTAACACAGACGAGGGTTACCTTATTCAAGGTTCTCAAAATGTAATTATCAATGATGTAAAATCCAATGATGACGGCGCGGTGGGGGGAAAGGTGATAACAAGAGCTGGGTATGAATTGTTTGGACAAGTTAATGACGCAAACAATCCACCTAAATCAGAACACGTTTGGAAAAATCATAACGGCGATGAGAGATTCCTCCGTGAAGAAAACGGAGTTTTGAAATACTACGATGATGATTCAACGGAGTTTGAAGAACTTTTAACCGGACTTTCCACAACAAAACCAATCCGCTTTTCAACCTATTGGAATACCACCGAGGGGATAGACGTTCTTGTTTTCGTTAATCATTCCGCGATTCTTTATGAATGGACTGGCGCGCGCGGGACAATCGCAGGCGATGCTTCAGTAACGGCCGGAACAATTACAATTCAAGAAACTATCACAACCGAAGGATTTTGGACTGCTGGCACGAGAAGTATTCGCATTAAGGATTCAGGTGGAACGTGGCGAGAAACTGTCTATACGGCGCAATCGGGTTCTGACTTTACTGTTTCTACAGACCTTTCCGCTTTTACTTTCAGTGCCAATGCTCCAGTAGTTCAAGTGGTGAGACAAAACGCTAATACTCCAGCTTCTACTTTTACCAATGACACAATTAAAACTCTGCAAAATCAGGTGTTTATAGGTTCGGAATCTTCTCGTAGACTTTATGTATCGCGAAATACTGACAACTCTGGGGCGATTCCTTTGTTTACTTTTTCAACTCCACGTTTAATTGGCGAAGGAGCTTTGGTAACAATGGACGATATTACGATTGGACTTGAAATTGACGATAACAACAATCAGATAATTGTATTTTCAGGTAAAAATAGGCTTTACAGAGCTTTCTTTGAGGTTTCCGCAGGTTCTACTGCAGACAGAGAAAACATAACGGTAAAACCTTTGCTTGTGGGCGAGGGACAAGGTGCGGTATCACAAGAACTTATAGGGAAAATTAAGCAAAGTATTGTTTGGCTTTCAAATAACAAAGAGCTTGTAGAATTGGCTCAAGTGGAGAATCTTCCGTCTCCTCAAGCACGACCAATTTCAGATCCGATACAACCAGACTTTGATGTGGCGACATTTACAAACGGGCAGGTTAAGTTTTGGCGGAATTATTTACTCGTTACCGCCCCCGTAGACGGCAAGGTGTGGATTTACGATGTAGAGAATAGGTTTTGGAATCCCCCGCAGATTATGGGTATGCGTCTTTTGTCAATTTACAACGACCTTTTATACGGACATTCTAATTCCGTGAATGAAACTTACGAACTCTTTACGGGTTTGAATGACAACGAAAACCCAATTTCATTCAAAGCTCATTTCGCATATCAAAACGGTGGAAAACGAGCTGATTTGAAAAACTTAAATCATTATTTTACCGAACTGTATATTGCTGCCAATACAAAAGTGGTCGCTTCTCTGCTCAAAGAGTGGAAAGGAAGTAAGAGTATAATTTCGTGGATTTTAGACGGTTCTGCCGCCGTTTACCTTTTCACTCCAAATGTTGCGGCTTCTTTAGGCGTGAACTCACTTGGAACCAATCCTTTGGGTGGCGCTTTGGAAGCGGGAGAACTTACGCCGAAATATCGCAGATTCAAAAAAGTAGCTTTAGAAGATTTTTTTGAATATCAAATTCGTTTTGAATCGGAAGACCCCGACGCTGTGTTTCAAATTCTTTCAAGAGGTTCGGATATTAAAGCTTCAGAAAACTTACCTATTAAATTAAGAAATTAACAGTTATAATATCAATATGTTTAACATCGCTCTTTCCATAATTACAATAGCTTCGCTCTCGCTCTCCGGTTGGCTTATTCCTCAACTTCAAAAAGTAAAAGATACTTTGGAAAATGTCAGACAAGGTGTTGAGTATTCAGTAGAACAGAGTTCTAAACTAAATTCGGAGTTTCAAGAACAGACTTTGGAATTAGGTTCTAAAAATGCTGTTGGTGGCGAAACATACTATCTTTCCGGTTCTGGTATCTCATCTTCCGCCACATCAATCGGACTTACTAAATTCGGTTACACGCAACCCAACGGGACTTATGCTAAATTTACGATAACAAACTTCGGTGATTTGGGTTGCGCTACCATTCAACCGGGGGCTACTAATGGTAAGCAAGAATTCGTGTCTTTCACAGGGGTTACACAGAATTCCGATGGAACGGCCACACTAACTGGTGCAATACGCGGTTTGGAAAGATACAGCCCATTCACAGCATCTACAACACTACAAACAAGCCACGCAGGGGCTTCAACGGTGGTTATTTCCAATTCTCCACCTTGTTTCTATGAACAGTATGCAAATGTAAACAATGTTTCAACAATCAGTGCCTTGTGGAATTTTTCCTCTATCCCATATTCTTGGGACACCGCGACATCAACTCGCCAATTTGCTACACGGGCTTATGTAAACTCCGTAGCTGTTCAAGGTGTGGCGACCTCAACAACCGACACTTCCGGTATCGGGCTTTTGGCTACAGGGGTGCAGGCGGCCGCGGGGACTTATACTTTGACTTCTCCTTACTTCCTCTCAACACTAATCTCCACTTCTACATATTTCGGAAATGGGAGTAATAAAGTGGTGGTAACAGGTTTAACAAATAAGATTGACCCAAACTTTATTGCAACATCTTCAATTGACGCACCCGCAGGATATAACTGGACAGCTTCAACAACATTCTCTGGTGCAACCACAACAATAAATACTGCCAGTGTGATTTCTGCTTCAGCATCAAAACCTTTAATACTAAATGGAGTTTCAACAGTCTTTCCTGCAACTCAAGGCGCGTCCTCAACAGCTTTGATGAATGACGGAAGTGGAAACCTGCATTGGTATCAGCCACAGTGGGAATTATTGGGTGAAAATACTTTACAAACCGCCAACGCGACAACTACAGTCAGTTTTACAGGGACACACCGTTCTTTAATGATAGATGTAGACATAGCTGGTGTTTCTGCCGCATCGTCTGTCTTTTTGGTGTTTAACGATGATGTTGCATCAAATTATTCAATGCAATTAACTGAAATAAATAATACTGTAAGCACATCAATAAGATTTACTGCCACTTCAACAAGATTGAAATATACCACGGAAGATTTTGATTTTGGATATTATAAAATCTTCATGAACAACAATGCTTCGCGAGTCAAGGTTGGAGATTTTTCTGGTGTGGCATCCGTCGGGACTGCACCACAAAATCGTAATTTTGGCTCTTTTGTTTGGAATAACACATCAGATTCAATAACATCTGTATCTTTGATTACTGGCTACACAATGACATTTTCAGCAGGAACTAGATTATCAGTGTATGGTTCTAGGGATTAAAAACATGGTTACTTACGACCCAACCACAGGCACATACAAATCAGACACAGGGGCGACTTATGCTTCCCACGATCAGGCAGCTAAGTCTATAACGCCTAATATGCAAACGGCAACGGATATTCAAAACGCTTCCGGGGTTATTCCTGTGCAGAAAACAACTCCCGTAACCACAATTTCAAGTAGTGCGGGGGCGGGGATTGTAAGTAACATGAAAAACAAGACGGACGCGATGACACCATCGCCCGTTACACCAGTAACTCCTACACCTAAACAAGATACTTCCAAAGAGGATTCGGTGCTTAGTGCTTTGGCGGATGAATCTCTAGCACCTGCTGATAAAGAGGCGTTGAGGTTGAAAGATGCGGCCGCTAAAAGAACGGAAGACACGAAGGCGTTTATAACATCTTTAGGTGCTCAACTGGATTCTTCACGCGCCGCCGCGCTCTCGTCTTTGGGTGAGCAGTTCAATCGTCTTGTTGCCCAACAAGAGGACGTGAATAAACGAACCGAAGCCGTTGTGTCTACCGCCGGAATAAGGAGTGGAGGAGGTGTGGGGGGTGCAAACCGTTTTACCCCAGAAATAACTTTGGGATTTTTACAGGCCACAGTTTCTGAAGGACTGTCTAAAGTTGGCGGTTTAATTTCTCAAAGAAACGAGGCAATTTCAAAAGTGAATTCTGCTTATGATTCTTCCAAGTTTGAATTAATGGGCAAAGAGTTTGAACGGTTGAATACAATCAATGACAACCTTGATGAACAGCTTTCTAAATTGAATGAGGAGGCGAGGAAGATAAGTGAGAAACAGACAGAGGCGACTAGATTGTCAAATGTTGAGGACGGTATTTCAGCTTTAATATCCAATGGTTTTTCTGACCCGAACGAAATTTTACAAGTATTAAAAAAAGCTGGTTATTCTACAAATTCAAAAGAAATTGCTGAGGTTGCAAAAAATCTTACGATAGAAAACAAAGCAGAGAATTTGCCGACTGACATTCAATCATTTAATTATTTGAAAGAGAATGGTTTGCTACTGGATTCAATCACTTCTCTCCCTGATGATGAACAATATTTTGCCTTCCTAACTGCTGTTAAAGGTGCTGAAAAAATTCCGGTCGCGGGAAATTCCGTAACTCCAGTGAAACCCAGTATTGGCGCGACAAATTCTACGGAAGAAACAATGATACGAACCCGACTTTTTTCAAAGTTGATGAACATCATAAATAAGGGGCAAGTTTCTGATACTGACAGAAAGATTATTGATGAACGAATTGCACAATTTAGAGATGCTGGAATGGGAGAACAGGAGATTATGGATAAACTTTCCGGATTTGCTACAGATGTTACAACTCCATATAACACCAAGTTTAGAAACTCAATTGTTCAAAATACTTCTGATGCTAATACTCAAACAGACGCAATGGGTAAGGTGTCTTTACTTTTGAATTCTGGCGATGCGGTGGGTGCAATGAAAATGGTTGAAAATCTAGGATTGGAAAAAGCAAAAGGATTAGTTGGAACGGGGGAGAATGGTTCTTACCTAGATTCAATTTCTGCTAACGTTTCTTTAGCTAGGGTTAATAGAATTAAAGAGATTTTACAAGAAGGCGGTGCGTTAGGTGCCCCGGGCGGCCCTGTGGCTGGAACATTTCAAAATTTGTTAGGAAGATTTAAGGGAGAAAATGCTACAAAACTTAAGGCGGAATTAACTCAACTTTATGCTTCATTCAGAAAAGACTTATTGGGAAGCGCGGTAACCCCTTCTGAAACCAAATTTCTTGAACCGTTGATTGCCGATATTACAGATAAAAAGGCTAATTTTCTGGAAAAAATAAATACTTTTGAGCAGTCTGTTTTGGATAGATACAATTCCACAAGACGAGCGGTAAATCTTCCAACTGTTTCAACTTTAGATGTAATTGATGATAATCGTAGATTGAAAGTATATGAAGATAAAACTGCTGAGAATGAAATAAAAGCGAAAGTTATAGAATTTGGAAATCAAAATCCTGTTTTACAACCTCAACTTATTCAAATGGAAAAAAATGGAGAAACTATGAATGACATTATGAATTGGATTAACCAACAAACATTATGACCGTTGATGAAATGAATGCAAAATACGGGAAACCGGCGGTAACGGCTACTCCTCAAATAAAATCAGTGCCGTCTGTTTTAGAACAGGCGTGGAGCGGTGGTGTTCCAAAATCTGTTCCAGAATCTCCGACATTTTTAGGTTACAAACAAGGCGAAGAAAGTGTGCCGGCTGAAACTGCAAGAGCGATTAGTTCAACGATTCAATCTCAAGGCCAAAAAATGGCCGAAGAACCCTCTATTGTGGGTAAAACCGCTGTAGCCTTAGAGTCTCCGCTTAAAGTGGGGGCTGATGTGGCCCGAGGAGTGGTTAAGGCGGCTGAACCAATAATGAAACCTATTAGTAAAGCAATTTCAGCAGGGGCAGATATTTTGCAGAAAACCTTACCTAAAGATACTTTGAATGAAATAGGGATTGAACTTCAAACCGCTGGAAAAAACATTGAATCTTTGAAAGACAAAGTTGGATCTGAAGTTTTTCAATCCTTAAAAGATACTTTTGATTTACTTTCTACTTTCTATGTTGGAGGTAAGGGTGCAACTTTAACAACCAAAACAGCTGAAGCGACTAAATCTGTTGTTGAAAACATTGTAAAGACTGGAACTGAAGCCTTAGTAAATGCAGGAGTTAAGACCGCTGAAGTTATTGCTCCAAAAACTAAAGGGCTTTCAGAATCTATTATAGCCAATATAAACCGACTCAATCCTTTAAAACGTAAAGAATTTGTGGCACAACAAGGTATTTCTGCAGAAAAATGGTTAATTGAAAGGGGTATTGTAGGAACACGTGAAAAAACTATTGAGGAATTGGCTAACAGATTCAAAACTTTACGAGAAAATGTAGATAATGCTCTTGATAAAATACCCGGACAATATAAAGATTCTAGAATTACAATTGTCGCAGACGAGGCTGCGGAGTTTGCAGCACAAACTGAGAGTAAGCTATCGGGCAGAATTGCCGAACTTGCAAATAAAGCTAAAAATGAAGGTTTGACTACTTCTGAAATAAACGAGGTAAAAAGATTTTACGAAAGAAATATAAAGACAGGGTATAAAAAAGATGCAACAAAGACTTCGGAACAGATACAAAGGGCCACAAATAGGGATTCAGGAATTCGCGAATCTTTACTAGAAATTGCCGATAAGAACGGTTTTACAAATCTTCGTGAAATAAACAAAGAAATCCAAGCCAGCAAATTCCTCGGGGATGAGATTGCAGGAAAAATGGAAGGACAGGGCGCAAATAACCTTATGACACTCACTGACTGGATTGCCATAACACCGGGTGCAATTGACCCTACTTTCTTATCAGGTTTTGTTACTAAAAAACTACTTTCTACTGAAACCGCCCGGGCATTTGCGGCCAAAGCTCTTGCTGGTTTTCCAAAGGTAAAAACAATGCCGTTAGCTGATTTAGATGAAATAACCAAAAGAGCTACAGAATTATTTAAAAAGATTGAAACAGCAAAAGCAGAAACTACACAGGCTGCGCTTCTTGCTGATGAATTACAGAAATCAGGTTTTACAATGAGTGAAGGTGTAAAAGGATTTATAACAGAAAACCCAATTCCACTTTCAAGAAATGAACAAGCACTTATTAAAGCCGCAAAAAATCAAGCTGAACAAGAACAGATAGTTAAATATATTCTAGAACAACGTTCACAAGGGAAAGCTGTTGGAGAAGGTTTTACCATTCAAGACATTGACAATATTCCTATTCTAAACCCTCAAGAACGGTTTAATCCAAACAAAATGTTGCCTGATATAAAATAGAAATTATGCGTTAGGGTAAAACAAACCCAAAAATGCACAAACGATAATAAAGAGAAACAATATCATTAAGTAACTATACCACAACCCTCATTCTAATACAACTATGTCCACTAACCTAAAAAAATACACATTTCTCGCTCGCAAATCTCCTGAACTGGCTGTTTATGGGTATTTGAACGAGGCGGAAAAAACGGCTAAAGAATTTGCGGAAATGGCGATTGAAAAAGCCATAAATAGTATGCGCGCCAATTTTGAACAGAATATTAAAGATTTGAAAACTCAAATTCCAATAATGCAAAGAGAGATATACCAGCAATTGATGTCTGGCGCAAGAGATTATGTAACAAAAAATCCCAATTTGTTCAAAGGTGAATCTGGAAATGATGGATATACACCTATAAAGAACAAAGATTATTTTGATGGACTCCCCGGTAAAGATGGAAATAATCCCGACCCTGCCGAAGTTGCATTTATGGTGTTAAAAGAAATTCCTACTCCACAAGATGGTATTGATGGTAAGGACGGGTCTCCCGACAAACCGATTGAAATTGCCGACAAACTCAATACCTTAAAAGAAAAGGTTGAACAGAGTGTGATTAAAGGATTAGAAGAAAGATTCGCCGTATTAAAACAAAACATTCGTGAAGCTAAAAAAGGTGGAGGAAGCAAAGGTGGTGGTGGAATGGGGAATGTTGTAACTGAAAGTTTCAGTGTTTCTTCTGCCACAACTTCAATCACGCTTGCTAACGGTGTAGCTTCTGGAGGCAATGCTATTTGGCTCAATTTTCAAGGCCAACAGCAACAAAGGTCTGTTCACTTTACCAGCAACGGTGGAGCAAACATTCCATTGTTATTCACTCCTGACGATAACACTTATATAGATGTAATATACATAAGGTCTTAATATGAAAAATAAAGGATTTATAACAACTTCAGTCGTTCTAATTTTCGCCGCTATTTTTGCATTCGGTGTGCCTATGTATTTTTCACAACAGAATACAAAACAAGAATCACAACTTACTCTTGGTGATGTCCGTGTATTTACCGCTTCTCAAGGTGGCACAGGTAAAGGAACCGCCACCGCCGGAGATGTCGGAAAGTATCTCAAAGTTTCCGATGATTCGCCTTTTACATACTCTTTTGACACACCGGCAGGAGGTGCTGGCGACATCACAGGAGCTTCATCACTTGGCACTGGCACAAATCTCTTTGACACCGAATCCGCAGGGGTGCTTCGCTTCAACACAATTTCAGCGGGAACGAATGTAACCTTTTCCACGTCTTCAAATGCGAATACGATAGTCATAAATTCTTCGGGTGGTGGCTCCTCTTTCGGTCAAGCGTGGGAGATAAACGGATTAGGAAAACTCGCCCCGACTACGACCGTAGCAATAGCTGTCGGTGCGACTGGAACTTCCACCTTTTCCGGCGGTATTGAAAGTGGCACAAAAATCGGCGCACCTTACTTTAACGCGACTTCTACCACCGCGACTTCTACGTTCGCCGGCGGTCTTTCAGCCGCCGGCTCGTCCGGCCTCACCGTTTTGCAGAATGGGAATGTGGGGATCGGGACGACGAATCCTGGGGCGAAGTTTACGGTGGGAAGTAATTTGACTGTTAACACTAATCCCGATGTGACGATCAGCGGGCATTTTGTTGCTGGTGGTTCGACCGGCGGAGTTATGGTTGGTTATACCGGCAACACTATTCAGGGAAGGACGGGGACAGGTTCTGTTCTTAATACAAATGGAAATCTTAATTTGAATCCATACGGCGGCAACGTCGGGATTGGAACTACTACTCCGCAAAGAAAACTGGAAATCTACGACGGAGCTAGCGGGGGAGTTGGAAATTCCAATGCCGAATTAGTCTTGGAGGACAACGGTAATGCTGGATTGAGCATTCTTGGAACAACAGTTCACTCCGGCTCAATCTACTTCGGTGATTCGACCAACAATGCTTTAGGTGTTATTCAGTACGGCCTTTCAAGCCACGCAACCAACGCCAATGCACTTATGTTCCAAACAAATGCGAGCGAGAAAATGAGGATTACTTCTAATGGCAACGTCGGCATCGGGACGACGAGTCCTAGCTACCTGTTACATGCTGAACGCAGTACGAATGGAATAGAGGGTATTTATATTAAGAATCCAAACACTGGGACGGCGGCTCAGACAAGAATGACCGTAGAATCGGCTTCCAGTGCGTTGACTTTTTCAGCTTATCCAAGTACTTACAGTGATGCTGCCTGGGCGGATAGAGTTGCATTATTTGGCGAGAGTAGTGCAGCGGGTATTAATATTGCAGCAGTTGGTGCTTCCGCTGATATTAGATTGATGACTGGCGGTGCGGCCGCCGGGAACGAAAGGGTTAGAATAGAAAGCACCGGCAACCTTGGCATCGGGACGACATCACCAGCCGCCAAACTCTCCATCAACCAAGGTTCAACGGGATTGGGAATGTATCTCGCTGGTTACTCCAACAACACATCTGACTTATTTAGGATTTCTACCTCAACTCTGCTCGCGACCAGCACGGCGTTTGTAATAAACTCAAACGGGAAAGTTGGAATTGGCACAACAACACCTTCTCAACAACTTTCAGTGGCGGGGAATGGGTATTTTAGTGGACAGGTATCAACACCAACAATCATCGGCGCATTGACCGGTAACGCCTCTACCGCCACCGCTTTGGCCGCAGACGGTGCTGACTGTTCGGCTGGTTCATTTCCTCTCGGAGTAGACGCTTCTGGTGCTGTTGTGAACTGCACTGACGCTTGGACGGAAGCGGAAAATACCTCGGCGGCATACGCGGCACAAGCTACAACTTTGACTATAGCAGGAACAGCCTCACAAATTACATCTTCAGCTGGCGCGCAGTCTTTAGCGGCCAACCGAACGTGGACGCTTTCCCTACCAAACTACTTAACATTCCCGCTTACATTCACTTCTCTATTTGGAACGACAACGAACTTTAGCACGGCTTCTTCTACTATCGGTAAATTAACAGCAGGTTCAATAACCGCCACCTCTTCACTTACTTTTGGTGGAGTAACAGGCACGGCATGGACAGACTTTTGCACCACGATAACAGGTGGGTCGGGACTTTGTGACGGAGATGACGCAACTAGCGCAGGGGGTGGAACTTTCTCTTGGACACCAACGACAAACTTCGGAGCGAACGCAAACTCAACATCTACTCCTATCTGGCTTACAGGTTCTCCATATTCTTTGATGGCTTCTTCAACGGTAGTGTTAGGCGGTGGCGTCCGAGGCACAGCGTTTATTCCCTTCTCTGTTTTGGGGAGTGAAGCAACGACGACAAACTTCGCAACTTTGGACACAAGGAATAATCACCCTGTTTTGGATTTTGACACCACAACTCAAGAGTGCGCTTACTGGACAGATGTTATGCCTTACGACTACGGAGGCAGTGGCGTTACGGTAAAAACAACGTGGGCGGCAACCTCGGCTACGACAGGAACGGGAGGCTGGACAGTCGCGTTTGAAAGATTTGATGACTCTGTTCTTGATTTGGACACAGTGCAGGGAGGATTTTCGGCCCGAAGCACTATAACGGCATTAACCGTCCCCGGAACTTCAGGCGTTGTGGCGACATCTTCGGTAAACATTGCGAATGGTTCGGCTATGGATTCTATTATAGGAGGGGAAACTTTCAGATTAGAAATTTGCAGAGACGTGGCAAACGATACGGCGGCAGGGGACTTGGAATTATTAGGAGCTGACTTAATTGAACAATAGTTTATGAAAAAACTAATTTTTTTAATCTCAATACTCTTTCTTTTTGCAAGTGCGTCTGCGTATGCCGCTTTAGAGTTTGACGGAACAAATGATTATCTTGAGGTGGCCTCTGCACCAGTCAGTATTGAGCCGTTCACTATGGCGACTTGGTATTACAGCACTACAAGTGGTGTTCCTTTTGAGCCACTTTTAGCATTAGCAGACTCCGCGCACACAGGAGGAGACGATAAACAAATCAGATTGATAATAAATGATATAGGAGGACAGTGGACAATATCAGCAAATTCTTGGTCTACCGACGGGTATCATAGAGCTAATGCAACGGCCGCCTCATCTCATGGTGTGTGGCAACACGCAACGGGCGTGTGGGCATCACAAAGTAGTAGAGCCGCTTATTTGAACGGTGGTTCAAAGGGGACTGATACTAACCTAAATGACAACACGCAAGTTCCTAATGAGTTAAATATTGGATATGGGCCTTGGAGTGGCGGGACAACTGATAAGTGGAATGGCTATTTAGCTGAAACGGCAATTTGGAATGTTGCGCTGACAGATGAAGAGGTTGCTATTTTAGCAAAAGGTTTTTCTCCTCGGTTTGTAAGACCTCAAAATCTTGTATTTTATTTGCCCGGAGTTAGAAACATACAAGATTTAAGAAAAGGTGTAACCCTTATTCAAGGTGGGACGGTCTCTACAATTGCTCACCCGCGTATTATTTATCCTCGTTAAAATGAAATCCTTTATCCGCTTCCTAAAAGAACTTTTCTGTCGGTGCGATTGCCACGATTTAGGATATAGAAATTGCTCTCATTGTATTAAAAATTAGCATTAACTTTATGGAAAAAACATTTACAAAAGATGTTGATGGAAAGGTTAAGGTAGTTGAGACGGTGGTAAACGAGAAGGTCGTTGATTTGCACGACTTAAAAGAAAAGAAAGCGGTGTTGGAGGAAAAAATACAAGGACGGAGAAGCCTATACGACCAACAGGCCGCTCACGACCTTGCAATGCTTGGTAAAGCGAATGACGCAATGATAAGCGGTTGGCAGGCAGAGCTGGATATTATCAATGTAGAAATTGTTGGTGCTGAAACTGCAGGGGTGGTGGAGGTGGTGCCTGTGGCGGAAGAAGTGGTGGCAGACCCTGCGATACCTGCTGATATTCAACCGTAAATAATAAGCTAAATGTCTAGCTAATGAAAAATCTATGCAAAAAACACCACTTCTAACGATAATCGGAACCGCCGCCTTAATGGGTGTTTTAGGGTGGGTGGGGAATAGCTTTTTGAACGGGCCGGAAAAGATAA